TAAGCTTTCACTATTTCATCTTCTATTAAATCCCTAACATATTCACTGCCAATAGGGACATCAGTGTGAGCTATAGTTAGTGTGTCTACCGCTGCAACATCATCAAATTTTAAAACAGTTTGATTAGCTGCTGCTTGCTCCACAAGAGCTACATTACTTACAGATACAATTTGGTGACTAAACTCTGTTGCAGAGTATACTGAATATGCTTTACCAGAAGCAATAGATGCAGGTGCAAGCAAGGTTATTGGAGTAATTGTCACGTTATTGCTATCTACTTTTTGATCTACTAGATAAAATTGATTATCTGTGGTTTGATGAATAATGTCACCAGAAACCACATTAGCAAATTCATTTCCAGAATCAGTTAAGTAATTAGGCCCTCCGGCAGTAATGGCAGTTCCACTAACTATAAAGTCTTGTACTTGTACGTTTAGAAACTTTTCCATTACCTTATGCTATTGCAATTCCAGATACTGCGTATGGTAGATCAGCTACTTGCTTTATTACGCTTTTCCAAGTTTGTTGTAGTGCTTCAACTACTTCATCTTGGATTTTATCTCTCATCTCTTCATTTCCTGCTGCTGCTGCTGCGTGAGTGATAGTTGTTACTTTTCCACCACCGTAAGTAATTGTTACTGTAGTAGTAGAAGCTTGTTCGATTAATTTAACATCTGTAGCAGAAACCAACTGGTTTTGCTCATTTGTTACGGGTATACTTAAAAACTTTTGCATTGTTTAAAAAATTAAGTTGGTTAATAAAAAACAAAGGTAATAAAAAAACCCCACTGTAAGGAGTGGGGCTTGAGTGTAAGGATAAGTAGAGTTGTGATTAAAACAAACAATTAAATCATTACAAATATAACAAATTTTATTTTAACATTTTAACTAACGCTTCATATATTTCAACGTTATTTTCTTTTTTGAAAAAACCACTTAACACTGAAGATGGAGTCTCACCAAATGGGATACTACACAACTTGGTTTTCTTAGATTTTAAATTGTAAAAAATCTCTTTGTCATTGTTCCTGGTCTTTAACAATCCTTGCTGAAAGATTTTATCAATGTTGTCAAATAAATCTAAATCTGGATCTTCTAGTGAATTTAAAAAGTCTTCAGGATTGTTTCTTGCAAACAACAGTACATCTCTTTTTATTTCAGAAGATGCAGCAATCCTAGTATCCACATTTAAATATACTCTAGCTAAAGATTCCATTTTTTCAAAACTAAGTTCAGCTGCTTCTTTTTGTGCTTTGGCTTCTAATTCCAAATACTGAACCTCTTCTTGAGCATCTTTTTCCCTGTCTATTTCCTCAAATATTTGTCCATTGGCTGGGTGGTAATACAAAAACTCCTGTAATACAGGGTTTGTTTTTGGTACAAACAACATACCATCTTCAAAAACAACTGGTTCTAAAACCACATTGGCATCTTGCTCATCTTCAAAAGGTGACTTTTGATTGGAAGCATACCTAAGTGGTCTACTTGTTTTTCCATCAAAATGTAAAAGGGGTTTTCTTCTGCTGTTTCTTGAGTTAAGAGTGTAACTCAAAGGCTTTACATTATTACGTAGCCTATACGTTCTGTCTTTTATTTCTTTTTTCATTACATTAAATTTAATTAAATTAAAAAAAGGAGGGCTATAAAAGCCCCCCTCTTAAAGTACTATTACTTCAATAACAAGAAGTTATTTGCACCCATAGTACAAAGTGCTCTTTCAGATAAGAAGTTAACAGTCATAACATCTTTATCGCTAGTAGCAGCACCACCAGCAGATCCAGTTATCCAAGACTTATATCTTCTGTCTTCAGTTTCTGAAGCTCTATATCTTACGTGTAAGAATGGTCTCTTAGCGTTTCTTCCTAATACTTGATCGTATACATTAGTTGAACCAGCAGGTACTAATACACCTTCAATAGCTCCACCAACTAAACCACCTCGCATAGTAGGATCGTTAAGATATTTCCAATCTGATTTGTAGAAGTCATATCCTCTTCGGAATCCAGTGAATCCTAAGTTTAGTGCCATTTCTTCGTCATTATCAAATAATCCGTAAGAAGTACCACCAGCACCATAAGAGTTCTGAGCAGCTAACATATCATCAATTGCAAAAGAAGTAGCTCTGTTTAAGAATAATACATTCTCTTCAATAGCTCCTTGCTTATCTAATCTTTCAACGATATCGTCAAAATCAGCTAATGCAGATAAAGCTCCTGTCCAAACATTTCCTCTATCTTCGATAGCGTGGAAAAGACCTTCAGACCCTTTGAATCCATCTCCGATTGCTCCAGAAGCAGCTTCTGCTGGTACAGCTTCAATCATTGCTGATTCTAAGTAATCATCAAATCTCATTCTTGTTTCGTGCTCTGCTTTTAAATACCAAAGGTATCCATCAGCTCCGTTTTCAGTAGATACTTCTATCCAGCCGATTTGAGCCATATCAGATCCGTTTACTTCATACGTATCTTTTAGAATGATTGGATTGTTTTCTAAAATAGTATCAAATGGCTCTAAAGAACCTACCATTCCATTTTGCCCTTTTTTAAATTCAGATCCATAAATCCAAACTGTTACTCTTTCTGCAGGAACTGTAGTAGAACCTGAACCTGTATATCCTCCTGCTTCGTAAAGCTCAATTACAGCTGTAGTAGCAGTTGGAACGCTAGTTACGATACCTTTATTAGAAATACCAGCATAACCAGTGTTTCCAGAAATCATAACAGTATTTCCTACTCTAAGTGCAATTTGAGATGCATCACCAGGATTAAACACCTGATTAGCTGGTATTAGCGCGTCATTTACTGTAATAGTAATTTGATCATCACCTGCACCACCTGTAGATACTTCTACGTCACTATATTTAATATGCAATCTTCCTTGCTCTGCCCATTTAATAAGGTCAGAGTTAGAAGGCATTTCAGCTCCCGTCATTCGAAGGAAACCGCTTATAGATCTACTACCATATCTTTCAAACTCCTTTTCATAAGTGTCAGGAAGATATTGGTTTAAGAAATCAAAATCGGCTAAGTAGTTAGTAGCACTAGGTACTCTAGTAGCACTAGGCTGTAACGCAAAGCCAGGTAAATTTAAACTCATTTTTTTTGGTTTTTAATGTTTAACTTTTATTTTTTGGCGACCTTATGGTCAATCCTCGTGAAGACGAGGGGCTTGTTGCTCTAACAGTGAAACCTTGTTTTGGATTGCCCTGTGGTGTCTGCCTTACATCTAAATTTATATTTTTAGACTTCATAGCAGATTCATTAACCGCAGATGCAACACCTTGTTCGTAAAAATATTTAGCGAACTTATCAGGGTTCATTGCCATCGCTAACGATTTGTGATATCCAATTACATCAGAAATTTCGCCTTGATCATTAGTAAACTTTGATATAAAGTTCATAATGTCAGATTGAGACTTCTTCATCTCATTGAAATCACCAGGAGAGTAAACGTATTCTTTATCACTGATGTTAAACTTAAAACCTTTAAATTCTTCAGTAAACAATTTATTGGTGTTTTCTTGGAAGTTTTCAGCTCGCTTACGCATTAAGCTTTCATTCTCCCTAGACTTCTCCATTTGTTCTTGATAAGCTTTTATATTTTGCTGGTCTTCTTCAGAAAGTTTAGCCCCCGCTGACTCAACAGGTATTTTATATTTTTCTTTTTGACCTTCAAAATACTTCAAAGCTTTCGCAAGCTCTTTTTTCTTATCTATGGTTTTCTTTTTTATTTCATCTTCTGAATCAACATCTGGATCAGATTTAAATCTTGAGCTGATTAAATAATCAATCTCCTCTTTATCTAATCCTTCTTCAGTTTCTGAATAATACATAGATAAGATTTGGTCTGGGTTTTCTTTACTATAATCTTTATTGATTTTAGCAAAATCTTCAAACCCTCGCCCAGTATCTTTTTTATATTGTAAATAAGTAGCTACTTCTGCTGGTAGTTCTTCTTGTTCTCTTTTAGTAAAAAGATCATCAATAGATTCTACTTCTTTACTGTATTTTTCTTTAATAAATGAAAGAACTTCTTTTTCACCAAATTGTGGCTTTTCCTCCACAACTGGCTCTTCAATTTTTTCTTCAATCTTTTTTTCTTCTTTCTCTACAACTTCACTTTCTACTTTAGCACTTTCAACTTTTGTTTCTTCTGTTTCAGTTTTATTAACTTCTTCTTCGTGTTTCTGAAGTAATTCTTCTTCAACTTGTGCTACTGATTTTTGGGGTTTATCATCAACCGCTTTTACTTTAATTTCCATTTGATTTGATTTTTTTTACAAAGTTAATAATAATTTTATTACCTTGGCTCAAACTCTGCTAAGTCAAAACCATCCAATGAATCTTCTTTTGATTCAAAATCTATTGGAGGTAAATCCTTTTTTCTTTGATTAATTAATTGAGATTGTTCTGTGTTTTGTTGACTAATTCTTTTTGACTTCGCTTCTTCTCTTTTTTCCTCCCTGTCATTTAACTGAACTTGCTCCATACCTTTTAATCTCATATTAAGTTGAAATTCATATGTCATTAACTCTTGTTTTAGAGCTGCTTCATTTTTCAACTTTTCAATTTCAAAAGCAATCTTAGCTTGTTCTTCTCTCATCTTCATTTCACCTTCCAATTGAGTTTGTTGCGCTGCATTTTGAGCGGCTATCTGTTGAGATTGGAATTGAGTCTGCGCTGTCATTTGTTGTGCCATTGCCGCAGCTTCTCTATCAGCATCCTGCTTTCTCTTTCTTTTTAATTTAAGAAGCTGGTTAGCCATTTTTAAATTTCTAACTTCTCTAATATCAATAGCATCTTCTAAACTAATATCATTCTTAGATAAAGCCATTTGAATGTTTTGCTCTAGCATTGCTTTTTCTTCTTCATCTGGAGATACTTCAATGAAAATACCAAAATCGTATAGATATAGATCTTTTATTTCTTCTATCTTATCTACATTGTATTTTCCAATTTGATTTGCAAACTCTTCTTTAAATGGAGCATACTCCAAAAGATCTGCTATTCTCAAAGATAAACACTCTGCAAGAGTTCTGGTAATATATAAACCACCTTCTAATATGTGTCTTGTAGCTGTGTTTGAATTTAAAGCTGCTAACTTTTGTACTCCTACCAAAGCATTTGGATCAGGTGTACTACCGTCTCTAGCTTCATTAAGGCCAGTTACAGCTCTGATCATTCCTAAATAATGATTGTAGTTTCCAATAAGAGCTGACATTTTAGATTGACCACTACTGGTGTTTAGCTGTTGTATAGGAACTCTAGCATTATTAAACTCTCCATCTTGCGTGTAACTTCTACCTACTACACTACCCGTTTGGAAATAAAGCCTAAGTGCATCTTCAGGATTATATGCTGCTCCAGTTCCAAGGTCTATTTCATTTAAACCATCTGCATCAATAAACACTCCATCTGGAACCATTTTAGCTACAACTTGCTGTAGTTTTAAATGTGTAATCTGTATTTGATCTGCAAAAGGAATCATTCTTCTAACTAAAGACTCTATGGTTCCTTTATACATTCTAGGAGCACAAGCTACATAGTTAGGCATTGCGTGTTGAGACGCAGACTTTGGTCTAACCATATTGTGAGCAAGCTCCCATTTTAACATTATGTTTGATCCTGCTACCATTATCCCTTCATACCAAACCTCAATGGTTTTTTCAATTCTTTCAAAGTTTCCTTCATCCATCATCTCTTGTGGAGGATTGAATGTTTCATCCTTTTCAATTATTCTTTCACCACCGTTCTCTAATTTTTTCTTTTTGTAAACAAACTTCTTAGTGGTTTTATAGTTAAAGTAAATTAACGTAGCTGCATCTTTATTGAATAAAGTATTATCGTAAAATCTATTTACATTGTAGTAATCATACCAAGCTTGACTGTAGTGTGATATTTTTTTTAGATCTTCATTTGTTAATGTAGGATCAATTTTAATTAGCTCTGCTATAGGTAATGTTTTTATTTCACCCCAATAAAAACAATCTTTGAAATGTGGATCTTCAGTATAGCTATAAACCACATTAGCTGGGTCTACATAATCTATTTGTACGCCACTACCTGGTAAAAATTGATGTTTAGCCATACCCACTCCAAGTACAGTCATATCATAATCAATTCTTTTTTTGATGTCTAAATAATGATTTTCTTCAAATACAGTATTAATCGCTTCTTCTTCTGCTACCTCAATAGCTGGTTTGTATTTGAGCTGCATATGTAATTGAAGTTCTTCATTGTTTTCTGGAAGATCTTCTACATCTGTCATAAATGGATTCATACCAAAAGACTCTTGAAAGTCTGAGAATATATCCTTATTAAGCATATCTCTCTCAACTAGTCTTTGATATTGGTTTCTGTGTGAACTAGACAAAGCATCTTGAGCATATGCTTTTACGTGGAATAACCTATTAGACATACCGTTTACAACGATGTCTACAAATTTTGGAAGTATTGGAACAGGGGTCCAGTCTAAGTTTAAATAAGATAAATCACCATCTATGGCTAATTCGTTTTTATATTTTGCTATTGCTTGTTCTCCTCTAGCATATCGTCTTAATTCATTAAAAGACTGTAATTGACTATAATATCGACAACTACTTCCTCCTTTTCTAAACCATTCGTATTGGATCGCTTGACCAACTTGAAGACCATATTCTATTGTTTCTTTTTCAGCATCTGTAGCAAATTGATTAGGAAAACTTGCAGACTGAATTTGTATTTCAACGTTCTTCATTATCTTATTAATTCACTTAAATTTCCTCTGTTAGTGTATCTTGCAAAGTTAATACTTATTTTTGACTCTTTTACCACAGGCTGATACAGATGTTTTTGGTTAGCCATTATAGCTAATCCTGAGCTAATTGTAGCATCAAACTTTGTCCTTTTGTTTATATCAAATCTAGCCCAATCTTCTAGCGTCCTAGTGAAATACATCGAACCAATACAATCAGCTTCTCTTTGTATTCCATCCAGGTCAAAACCTACATATTTTTCTATATAAGCTTCTATAGCTGCTGCGTGAGCTTGCTTTACATCTTCGCTAGTGTTGGGTATACCACCTAACTCTCTTTCAGATACAGATAGTTTATTGTATTTCTTATCGGGCCTGTTCATACAATATCCTCTATACCCTCTGTTTTTAAAATGATAAAGTAACCTAGGTTTGTTATTTTCTACCAGTATAGGCATACCATAAAACACACAAGCCATTAATACTTCTTCAAAGAATATCTCTGCGGTTTGCGGTCTAGCCACATACTCTAGAAAAAACTCATTCGTTGGAGCTTCATCCATATGGTATTTTGTCATACCGTGTAATGCGCCATTAGAACCACCTCCACCTACAGTTCCAGATATATCATAACTATCACAACCAAAAGAACCGATATGCTCATTACCAGGAAAGTACCTTCCATTACGGCTTTCTTTTTTGTTTTGAAGTTTTGAGTTAGGCAACCAGCTAACCAAGAATCTACCCTTTTGATCTGGAGACCATATAACCTTGGTGTCTTTTATTCCATTTTGCCAATGAAAAGAACCCCTGGTTAAATATTGCTCTTTAATCAAAGAGTCATTGTAATCTATTTGCTGATATATTTTAGTCAAATTAAAAAGAGATTGTTTACTTTCATCTCTAAATGCGTGTGACTCTGTTCTTGGAAACTGACGATAAAATTCATTTAGTGCATCTGCATCATTCTTTAGTGAGGCTACTTCATTCTCCCAGTAGTTTACCGCACCCATTTCGATGTATTCTCCATCATTGCCCATAACTGGTTTAGTAGGTGTTTCTAAAACAGGCATACCATAACGATCTATATATCCTTCAAAGTTATACTCCATAGGAATAAACAAAGAATATAAACCACTCTTAGTCTGACCATTTGCATTTCTTTTAGTTACATCAGAATCGTACTATAGTTTTTTAAAATTATCTCCACCCTTATCTAATGCATTAGAAGTAGACCCCATCATACACTTTCCTATAATCTTACTACCTAACCTCAAACAAGTTTTCGTAACCCTCCAGTTATTAAGTATGTTGTCTGGCTTATCCCACTTACCACTTTCATCGTGTATAAGTAGTTGTAGTTTCTCTCCATCGTATGAGTTATCTGAAGTGTTCTTCCAGTCAATGGTAGTGTCAAGACCCTCTAACTCAACCTCTTCCGTCTCATACATATTTTTTTTGGTAATCTTACTAGCTGGAACCCTATACGCTAACTCTGTTTTTGGTTTATCCATACCATCTTGTATGGGCTTAAAAAAGAAAGGATAGTTGTTAGATATAGGCACAACTTTGTCTGTAAATAGTTTCTTAGCATCACCACCTGTTTTAGATAGTATTCCTATCCTAGAATCTTTAGATATGGTTCCTGTGTTTACCGCTTCACAAGATCCCATAAATGAAAAACCGGAACGTCTTATCTTTAAGTAACACATTCCAAAACTTCTTTTATCAGCTTTACAAGCTTCCCAGAAAATGTAGAATATACGATTTGCTTCTCTATAGTTCGGATAACCTACATCTATTTTAGTCCATTGCAAATAATTGTAATGCGTACCTGTAATGTAAGTAGGGTTACCATTATTCATAAACCAATACCCCAAGTCTCTTTTGTCAAACTCAGATTCAATATAATCTACCCACTTGTCTTTGAAGTCTGAAGCTCTTTCATTCCATTGAAATATGGAACTAATTCTTTTTAGTTCTTTACGATCTTCTTCTCTTTCCCAGTATTGTTCTTGCTGTTTTTTGGATCTAGAATATACTTTCTTTGGTTGTAAAGGTAACCCCACTAACAACCCTTGAATGTTGTATATTTCACCTAGTGTTCCGTCTTTTGATATAATAATAATACCATACTTATCATTGTAACCATACTCCCATTTTTTTGTTTTGTTTTTATTAACTAAAACATTTTTAGGAATAAGATTATCTATAACCTTGTATAAATTATTTTGACCTTCGTTCTGCAAATCCTTGGTTAGTTGTTTTTACTTCTTTTTTAGAGGCTCCATTTATATTTTCTTTTTCAGTCTCTATTCTATTTAATATATCAAAAGCATCAGTAATGGCCAGCTTCTTAGTAGCTGCTGCATTCTTTAGTCTGTCTGCCGCTAATTCGTCTTCAGGGTTGGGCTTTATAATATCTTCTTTAGCTACTTTTATAAGTTGCTCTACAGCCTTATATCCTGCTTCAATTATTTTTAGTTTTATTTCGTCTTGCTTCATAACTTTATCGTTACATTTCTACATCTAACCCTATACACTTTTTCGTCATCTATCTTAAACTCATACTCAGAGTTAGGTCTGAAACAAACTTTATCACCTAATTTCAATCCAAGATCTTCTAAGTATTTATTGTTTATTGCAATATGGCCAGTTAAAGGTTGATAAGTATCATTACTAAATATAACAGATTCTTCTTTTAATGAGGGCTTTATGAAACAATAATCATAATTTGCATACCACTTTTGATCTTGTTTATAAGCAAAAAACTGATCTTGATCAACTAAAAACTCATTATCTTTTAAAAAACTTCTACCGCTTTTCTCCACTCCTTTCATATCATAAAATAATTTAAATACGTTATGATGTACCAAAAGAGTGTCTCCTGGCTTTATTGGTCCTTTATAATTTATAGGAGTAGATATAACTTTAGCAAACCTATTTGATACCGTATGATCTTCTTTTGTAGATGATACAATAAAGTTTACATCACCTATCTTTTTAACGTTGTCATACCTTTGATTGTTTACGGGGTTTACCAAAAAACAAAAGGGTGACTTCATATTAAAAATCTAAATTATACTCAACGGCAAAAGGCATTGTGGAGTTAAATGATTTCCACAAAAAAATCTCATCTTCTTTGATGATCCATATTTTTATGGACCCTTCTTTCATATCGTGTTTTATGTGGTGTATACTGTATTTTCCTCCTAAAACACTTTGACCTATTATGTAGTGCATTGAACCAGATTTGTAATCAGGTCCAACTGATATTTTCCTAATTTGCATTTCATTAAATTAAAGTAAACTATTCTTATGCTGTGTATAACTGGATGTAATACTGTACCATTGTAGTTCCGTTGTATATTTTTATTGGCAAAAATGAAGTAGCACTTTTAGATGTAATATCTAATTCTATGTCTCCAATGGCCAATTCTTGATCTCCAGCAACTGCAGATTTACCTATAGCTATTCCTGATTCACCAACAGTAGCTCCATCTCCAATGGCAACTCCACCTCTAGTACCTGATGCCGAAGTATCAGCATTTCTTCCTATTATAACATTGGTTGTTCCAGTAGTTAAAGTATTTCCAGAACTATTACCTATACAGACATTACTCACTCCTGTCGTTAATAAGTCTCCTGCATCATTACCAATAACAGTGTTGCCAAGAGGAGATCCAGACAAACTGCTTGGGATATTTCCAAGATATAAAGACCCATCTGATGTGGTGGTGTATTGTGCACTTGCTAAATCATTAATGTCTCCATCTGCTGTAATAGCCGATGTTCCATTACCTTTTAATATACCACCAGAAGTCAGTGTGGTTTTACCTGTTCCTCCATTAGCCACAGCTAAAGTACCTGATACATCACCAACACTTACTTGTGAGAAATTCGCATTAGTTCCATCTGATGTTAAAACATAACCAGGATCAGACATCGAAGCTAATGTTAAGCTGTCAATAGCTGCTTGTCTAGTTGTTTGACCAGTTCCGCCATCAGAAATAGCTAGTGTACCTGTTATAGAAGAAGCTCCTAAATCTACAGCAAGCTCGGAAGATTCAAATACAATACCTCCATCAGTTTTTAAATCTGCACTAATCGTAGAAGGAGTTGTTCCGAAGTCTACATCAATACCATCTCCCCCTTGAAATGTTGCTCCACCACCGCCAATAAAATCAGCAATAGCTTGAATGGTTACAGTTTTGGTGTTGTCAGAATCGCTTACATCTGTTAATACTAGATAGTCTCCACTAGATGGAGTTATGTTTGGGTAAGATGTGGTGTTAGATATTTTAGGCATTTTCTTCTTTCTTTTTTACTTCTCCAGTTTTTAAGTCTATAACAGAATCTTTTCCATATTTTTGTATAAGCTCACTTTCCATAAATTGGAAACGTTGTTTTATAGATTGTATTTCTTCAACTATTTTAAGCTTTTGTAATTCTGCATCACCTAAAGAAACTTTCAAGTTGTTAAACCTTTTATTAAGTTCTTTTATGTTGTTTAATTCAGTATCTTCTAATTTCATTGTATTTAATTTAAGTATAGTTATATTGCAAAGATAGTTATTTTTTATCTCTCATTGCTGACCCATAAAAATAACCAAACAAACTAATTGTAATTCCTTCTGTGATACCGATTAAATGAATCCAAATCTCTTTATTATTTTCAGGTATACTTAAATATACAATAGCATATACCAAGAATGAAAACGAGCCTAATCCAACTATACCTGTTAAATTAAACATAAGATCAAACTTCTTAACCTTAGCTACTTCGATTTCTCTTTTTCTTGCTGAATCTCTATCCTCTACCTCTAACTTGTAAACCTCTACTATCTGAGCGTGTAGCTCTGCTTTTTCTTCAGGTGTTAAATCAGGATCTTGTGAAATGAGGTTCTTGACGATTCCTAGACTACCACTGTCTGGCAATACATCTCCGATAACGTCTAATATTTTAGGTGCTTTTGTTTTTAGAAACTGACCGACCTTTGTGTCTTTTAATTTAGTTTTCATTTGTTTATGATTCCTTCAATGAACGTACCAATACTTACACCAAATATAGCTAATGAAGTCCAGAACTTTTTCTCTAAACTCCTTATTCTATTTTCGTGGTCGTTCTTTTGCTTGCTGATTTCATCAAGCTGGCTTTTCATTACTGCTTGTCCCTCCAGTAACTGATTTATTTTTTCTTCCATTGTTTGTAACGTGTTCTGTTGTTACTGTCTTTGTAAGCAACAAGCAATTGGTTTCTTTGTTTTCCATCTGGATTGTAAGAAATGTGAACCCAGTCAGGATTGTCATCCGTACCAAATTCCCAAATCATTTGATCAAAATCCAAATTATCTTTTACAAAGATAAACAAATCTGAGTTATGTGGCTGAGAGTGAGCATCTCTGTCTAGATCTATAGCTTGTCCTTTGCTATGTTGAGATGTTTTACTACCTCCTATAGCGTTATTAAGAGCTTCAGATCGATATCCAGAGGAAATATATATAGGAACTCCAAAGTGATCTCTAATGGGCTGAAAGATGTTTTCTGCTAAGGCTTTCATATTCTCTATGTGTTCTGGCGTTGGACTATTATCT